CGAGCGTCGATGGCGTCCTATTCGATCCGCCATTTTCGCCCCGCCAGGTCAAGGAAGCCTATCAAGGATTTGGCCCGCTCGACACTACCAGGCGCTTCTACAGCTCGCGAAAGCGGGAGGCCGCTAGGGTGCTAAAGCTCGGCGCTACGGCCATCGTATGCGGCTGGAACAGCCTTGGCCTGGGCGCCTGCAATGGCATGGAGCTTGAAGAGGTTTTGATGGTCAACCACGGCGACCAGAACGACACCATCGTGACCGTTGGTCGGAAGGTGGCGCTGAAACTGGATTTTAGCGAACCTGCCGAGCAGTTGGCGACATACTGAGGTTTAACAGGCACTTTCGGCTGTAACAATTCGTGATAATAGGGCGCCCTAGGGCGCTTGACATTGCCGCCCTAGGGCGTATTTTAGGGTTAAGTCAAGGGTAGTTAGACCCCCGGATGGAGAGACAGATGGCCCGCGCAATAATCCGACACAATAAGAAATACGGTTACATTTCCGTACTTTGCCCAATTGGGCATCTGCTCGAAGCCCATAAACTTGATCGAAACTTTGGGGGCAGCATGTTCGAGGCCGAGCTTGCATTTCGGTGCGAAGGCGACCGTTTTGATCGACTGGCCAATTGTTGCAATGGGGCTGGGCATGAAAGCCAGATGATCGGGCACAATCAGGGTCCGGCGCTATGACCGCCAAGCAATTCCGCGCCCTGCTAGCCAAGCTCGATATGTCGCAGCGAGCAGCGGCGCGGTTGTTCCGGGTCAATGAGCGCACATCGCGCCGCTGGGCAAGCGGTGACTTGAAGGTTCGGCAAGACGTAGCCGAGAACTTAGTCAAGCTGCACAACGGCAGCATCACGAAAGAAGATATCGACCATGCGTTTAAGTGACCTCATGTCCACCTACCGCAGCGACCCAATATCGGGTTTCTATAAGCTCGAATATTGCACGCGAGATTAGGCCATGAACGTCACCCCCGACAAAATCCCAACCGACGCCCCATCATTTCGCAAATGGGCCGATGCTGCCTGCCCGCAATGGCCCGGAGAACTGCAAGTTCTCGCCTATCGCGCTTGGCAATGGCTGGAAGGCATGTCGTTTCGGTCGGCTGCGGACCATGAGGCGTTTATGACGGGGTATAAGAAATTCACAGGAGAGGCATCATGAGCCGGTCGATCGACGTGACAGGCCGTAGCCGGGAGGAATTGCTGGTCATCGCTGAGCGCGCCTGTGCGCGACTAGTAGCCATCGCCAACTATGCGACCACGGACGAAGGCGACGAGGATGCGACCGAGGAAGAATTTGGCCTAGGCGCCAGCGACGTCGTCGAAATGGCGCACGACAACATCATCGCCGCAGCCCGAGCTACGCTGGATAGCATCCTCAAGGAGTTTCTAAAATGAACAACAACTGCGTCTGCGGCGCACCAACAGAAGGCAAATGGGTTGACAAACATTCAGTCGGCTGTCCTGCGGCCCTAATCCCTTTCAGGGAAGGTTTCTATTGGGGCCAATGGCGTATCAAAGACGAAGGCACCGCCGACGAGAATGACCCGCCGGGCAAGGAATGGGAAGTGATGCACGTTGTCGAAAACTGTATCGACGAGACCGACGACGAATATCTGATGGTCATGGTGCCCGGCGTTGGGAAATGGCAGTCCGTTGAAAACTTCATTTGGGGCGATCCGGTTGCCAAACCGCCAGCACTGAGAGATTGAACTATGACGGACTACAGCCGCGCCAGCCGGGAGAACACCCATACCGTGCAGCGGATGCGGATGGAGAAAAGTGGGAGTGCAGCATGAGCCGAAAACAGGAAATCGAGATCGTGCGGCCTCGTAAAGCGATAGCGGCTTTGGAAGGCTTCAATAACGATGTTGGAGTTTTACTCGCGGCGGCGCGCAATGCTCACTCATTTATGACGGACAAAACACTTGATCCGGTCAAGGTGTGTTCAGCTTTGGCTGAGACGCTTGCCGGGCCAATAGCGGCCGTCGCACGCTGGTACGATTAATGCGGATGGAAAAGAGCAGCGAGAAGGTGGCGTGATGACGATAGCAAACAAGGCCGATGCGATGATCGAGCTTATGCGCGAAAGCCAGCGCAATAAGTGTTCCGATACGGCCGCAAGACGATCTGTGAAAGCCTGTCGGATGCTCGGCATTGAAGGTGCTGAGATCATTCGAGTACTGCAATGGATAGGCTACTGTCAATCTGATGGAACACCATACGGCAAGATCAAGCGCATTTGGTAGCGGATGCGGATGGAAAAGAGCAATGGGAAGGTGGCGTGATGAAAAAGTATCTTGCATTGATCGCGCTGCCATTTTGGGCATTCTTGTTGACGTTTGCCGGGAGGACTGTGCTTGACTTTGCTTTTGAGCATCGGGGTGAATGGTGGGGAGGGATGCCGCTGTGGGCCATGGGGTTTGTAACGCTGGTGGCGATTGGAGTCGGCTTACCGATGTCATTCGCATTTCGCTTTTTGAAAGATTGATGCGTCGTTAGTCGGGAAAAATTGTTCTTGACATAGGAGTGTATAATCCTATATTAGGATGTGGAACACAGGGAGAAACGGTAGCGGCGAAACGAGGGGAAAGCTGACGCGAAGCCCGGCGGTCAATACCAAGTAGCGAACAGTGCCGTAGCTCACCCGAGCGATCCGGTCCCCTTCAATGGGATAGCGAACGGGAAGATGGGATCGGGAATTGTATCGGACCAAAAGTCACACGAGCAGCAAACGAACTCACTGGCCAAGTCCACCCTGTGTTCCACTGAATTTGAGGATGTCATGCCCAAAAAGACCGTCGAAACTCACGTCTACATGACGCCCGAAATCAAGAAGCGGCTTGAACATTTTGCCAAGCTGAATCATCGGAGCGTCAACGGCCAGATCATGCACTATATCCAATCTGGCATAGAACATGACGATTTGGTTCGATCAGATAAAAAGTATCACGCGAGTAGGTAGGTCATGGAGGCTACTTAGCGGTGAGCGGCGATGCCGGACAATCCTAGGAGAGTTGGCGGTGTCCCAAGCGGCGGTCTGCACATGGCTTCGCGCCCAGGCCGATGGAGGTGCCGCCCTCCCCGCTCACCGCTAAGTCCCGGAGAGAAACATGCCAGAGCATAGCCGAGATATTTTTGAATTTGTGATGTTCGGCAAGACGCGAGTGGTCCCGCAAAAGCCGCGTGAGCGCTTTACGGTCGGGGAACAGCCCTGCCGTAAATTCTTGCGCGGCGACGCCGACATTGCGGCACTCGGCATAGGCAACCGGCAGAACCTTCACCAATGCCCGAAGTGCTGCGGCAACCGGGCGTGGTGTGACAACTGCCACGCTGACCACCATGACGGCGGTTGGGAAACATGCAAACCCGGCGCTTACGATTACGTCGAGGAAGAATGAGCCATGCGCGATAGCTACCCCGTTACACACTTCACGGCTGGCCGCATATTCCGATGGTTTGTGGCCAGCCGCTATCCCGATGGCGTCGTGCGCCATGAAGCCGGGCCGTTCTGGCGCTTTCTCACAGCCGAACGGCTCAAAGGGGAGTTTGTCAGAAACTACCGCAACGGCTTCGACATGGGCGAAAGCGGTAAATATGCCTACGGCAAACATGAGCCGGCTTATGGCGAATGGTGCCGCAATCCCGCTGCCTGCGCTGGCAAAGGCTATTGCCCGCTTGATCCAACCTGCGGAGATTGAGCCATGGCAACCGACCATGAAATGCGGATCGAGGCTTTTCGGCTTTACGAAGAAAACGGACGCCTCCGCGACGCGCTCAAGGGCCTACATGATTGGTACGTGGACTACGCCAAGACCAACAATCTGCACAACGGCGATGGAAGTCCCGCCACGTTCCATGAATTGCTTGTAGCGCGGCGGATGTTGGAATTAACGGCGCTAGCGGATGACGCGGGCTATGTTGGCGCGGCACATGGTTTTTTGAACGCGAGAGACACCGGCCAACCGCTTCAACGCGAATCCGGAATACGCGAGAAGGTCATACAGCTTCTGTGGGAGAAGCAATTTGAAGGCTCGCCCTGGCAGGGCAAGTTTCATTTGATCCGCCCTGACAGTTTAGAAGCGGATTACGGCGCTCTCGCCGACAAGATGATTGCGACCGTGCGCGCCGACATCGAGAGTTGCTTTACGCTTACCGACCGCCGCGCACCTGGCGGCGCGGACCCTGCCACAGACGATGGCACTGACAGATTTCGCCGCGCAGATGGCGGCTAACACGGGGTTAACGGCTATGAGCAACCGAACGCTGACGAAAGCGCTGGGCAGAAATATCCAAGCGGAAAAGCGCGACGCAGCGGAACGCGTGACAGCCCTCCGACTACAGGCGATGGCTTGGCGCCAGCTTGCGATGATCGGCCTTGTCGATCAGGAATATGCGCGAAAGACGGCTCAATGGCTTTTGTGGCAAACAGTGCCCTTCACAAATGGCCCTGCCATCGAACAATTCATTGCCGAGACTGCGGATCGCGCCAAACAGTGTGCTATCAAGGCCGGTGTTTGTACGGATAGCCGATAACAGGACGTTAGCGCCCATGACCAAAAGCACACATCCGATGGCTCAACAGTGGTGGGATTGGGAGCCGATAGATACGGCGCCAAAAGATGAAACCCGCATTATGGGTTCAGACGGCAAAAATTATTTTGTGATGTACTGGCGCGGTAAGGATCATCTGCCACACCAAGACAAACCGAACTGGTATATCGACGGCACCCTTATAATCTGTCGGCCTCCGACGCATTGGTGCCCGATCTTCCCAGTTGGACACTAACCGCCGACAAGCATGGAGCAATTCAATGGCCTTGATATCCAGCGAACTGACCGAACATCGGCATCCAGGCATCGCGCGGGCCGCGCTCGAAATGTCATACGCCAACGGCGGCATAAACCGCGATCGTTCCGAGGCGGACGTGCTTAGCGATCTCAACGTGACGCTGGCCATCATTGAAGGGTTCAAACTCGATCTTGGAGCAATCGACAAATGGCTTGGCGCTCTCGACGAGGAGGACTTGCTTACCGTAGTAGACGGCGAAGAATCCGAGAGTGACACACTGACCGCCAAGGCTCCCGAAGGTACGCAACCGTTGCTCAACGCCATTTTTCACGGAGCGGCATGAGCCGACATACCCGTCCAATGCAGGAGGAACCTTCATGATGAAGATAGTCGAATCTCTCAGCCGCCTCCCCTTCGGGACCGCGAGCGAAATCCTCAATCAGCTTGAAGCTGACGGTTTTGTTATCGTGCCAAAAGTGCCGACCGAAAAGATGATTATTGTCGGCTGCGAAAACAACCCCACGCTATGGACTGAGGAAACGGACGACGGGTTTGCCGCCATCGTGGCAAATGATGTGTTCGTGTCGATGGTCCGGGCGGCCAATCAGTAGAGAACCGCCAGATGCCGAGACGCTACTATCGCAAGCACGAGGTCAACGGCGCGGGTTGGACGCGCTGGATTCCAGCCGCGCGGCGGCACAAAATTAGTTGCTGCGATTGCGGCCTCGTGCATGAGTTTCGTTTTCACGTCAACAATCATGGCGTGATCCACTTCAAGGTGCGCCGACTCATTGGCGAAACGGCAAAGAAACGCCGGGCAATGAGGCGATAACATCACATCAACCGGGAGATTCGAATGGCAGGCGCGGTCCTTGATTTTGTGAACGGTTACATGGGCATTGAGCGGTGCCAGAATGTCGAGAACGAGGCCGAGCAATTCTTGATGGCGCACATCTATTCAAAAAGCAAAGGACAGCGAGTTTCGTCCCCGGTTACTGTCCGACAAGCAATGGATTTTGCCACCGCCATCGTCAAACAATCCCTTCTCGCGGACGGCCATCACGAGGATGAATTGGAGGGTGTGGCGTGGAATGGTTATGCGTGGACTTCGACGAACGCTCAGATCAAGCAGGCGATAGAGAAATAGGAAGTCGGTTAAACCCCCATATGCGCCCGAAACCGAAAGCAACCCGCCGTCGAAATCATCCTAAAAATTGGGGCGATTCCGGTTGCCGTAGCAAAGTCGCACGACAGCGCCGCAAGAAGAAAAATGACGTTTCCTTACCGCGATCTCACTTTGACCGGGACGGCTGTGACCCGCCGCAATGGTATGGCCCAACCGGAGAATAGGCAGTAGCGATGACACAGCCGGGAAACGGAGCGCGTGAAGCACTGCGTAGCCTGATCGCAGAGTTTAATGTTGTGTCGGTCAAAAACTATGAGGCCGCAACCGATGTATTTCTCAAAGAACTTTGGGAACGTGGCTTTAAGATCGTACCGATAGGTGCTGACGCCGAGATAGCAGGAGAAGCCAAATGAACAGAGAAGATGCCGATTGCATTATCGACTACATCGAGAGCATGGAAGAGGCCACTCGGCATGAGCGCACGATGGCTTCAATGGATCAAAAAGGCTACAAGCCCGAAGAAGTAGACAGAGCGCTTAAGAAGCTCGGTAACATAGCCGGTCGCGACTGCGGACTTTTCTAGCGACTGGTCCCTGAACAGCAGGAAGAATCATGATTGCGCGCAACCCACCTGTGAACACGGAATGCCCGGAATGTGGCTCGCCGGGTGCTGGCCACAACTATGGTTGCAGCCAATGGCTCAAGGCCAACCGGACTGAGCGCGAATCCGACGCGAAGGTGATCGCGGCGTTGAAGGGTGCGTTCTTAGCTCACCTAATGCGCGAGAATGAATGCTACTGTTTTCAAAATGGCGTGCCGTGCGATGCGAAGAAATGCGGATGCCTTATGGAACTGCAAGCGGCAGTTGATGAGCAGACAGCCGGGGAAAGCAAATGAACAATTTTCTACTCGGGTTTTGTCTTGCGATGTTCATCTGCCTGATCACCACTACCACGCCAGAGCGTACCGCCAAGAATCTGCAAGAATGGTGGCGAGCCTTATCGAACCGGCCTAAAAAGCCAGAGTGTTAAGCGATTATTCTGGAACAGATATGAGCAAGCATCAAAAACATTCGACAAACTATTGGCAGGAAGGCTACGATGCTAGAGTCGCAGGGCTCAAGCGCACCCCCAATCCCTATCCGATGAAAAAGGCATCCACACCTGGGCCGTCATGGGATGAAGGATGGCGGAGTTCCGATCTATCAATTGAACTTGGCTATCTTCATGTGAACAATAGGCGCGTGCGTCGCGCGGCCACAAAAGAGTAATGGCCAACAAGCAGGGGAATGACATGAGCCAATGCTGCGGTTTTGGAAAATGTACTGGCGCTCCTGACTGTGTGCAACGGCGCTATTATCCTTCGCCCAAGCAGGAGCCGAACTATCCGCTCAAAGGGGACGCTTTTGGATGGTTCCTGATTGTCTCTTTGTCTCTGCTGGTGCTTGTGCCTTTCGCCGCGATTGCGGAGGCATTCGGCGATACGGCTGGCCCATACATTTTTTTAATTTTGGCTTTTGGTTTTCCGGCGTGGGCCATCCACCAAGGCACGAAGCCATACAGCTAGGCACTAACAAGAGAACTGTCGGCAGAACCTATAACCAAAGGAGATACCAATGAGCCTCGATGACGTGACCGCGGAGGAAACCGGAAAGATCGCCGGCATCCTGGAAACCAAATGGACGGAAATGTCCTCGGACAATACTCGACTGACGGCCGAGAACGAGTCGCTGAATGTCTCGTTGGATTTGATGACGCAAGATCGCAACTATTGGCGGGAGCGGGCCGAGACCCGCGAACGTGAACGTGACAGGGCACGCACGGAACGTGAATACATGTTGCAGCAATGGTTGGGAGTTATAGCCATTGCCGAGGAAACCAAGAATGAGGTATTAAGCGGCCGAATTTGCCGAACTGTCGCGGAGCAAAAGGCTTCGATTGTAACGGATGACGCTGAGCGCGAATTGAAAAGGCTTGGCGCAAAATATGGCGGAAACAACAATCCTACCGCGGCTTTAATTTCTACCAGGAATTGACTATGGGTCACGAGAGGACAACGCGAACTGAAAGACCGGACTCGGTCAACGATCTGCCGGTGCTGAAATGCTTTGCGTGCGACGGCGCACGTAGCGAATTCTACTGTCCAAAATGTGAAAGAACAGGCTCGATCTTCTGGGTCGGTCGCGCATTTCCCTACACGCCAGAAGGCGAAAAACGCGCACTTGCTTTTCTCCGCAGCGAGACGGTGACCGATTCCGGCGCCGATCCCACGAAGGCCCTTTCGTGATACAAACTGTTGACAACCTGTGCACACCGCGAGACACTTACCCGTCAAGGTGTCACTCACCATTCGCGGAGTATCTGCATGTAGAGGATCACCACGCAACCAAGCACAACCCAAACCTTTGTGAGACTTTCGTAGGGGCGTCGTTTCTGAAAATGGAACGACGCTCTTACTTTTTGTTTGGAACACCGATGTCTATCACCTTGGCCATGACCTTCCCGCATTTCTCGCAATCGTAATAAGCGTAGGCCAAGTCCTTCACCGGATGAGGTTCATACCGAGTCATCTTGATATGCGCGCCGCACTTGGGGCACTTGCCGTTGGCGGGGAGCTCGATGGACGGCATCGGTCATGGCGGCAAGGTTGGCGGCGTTTTGCGCGAGATACCCGCATTATTATCAATGATGATAAGCGCCGCTGCAATCTGGCGGTTAATGTCCGTGATCTGATTTTGCAGCAACGTCACCCGGTCGTCGGTGGCTTTGGACACCGCCTGAAATGTACGATCCTCGACAGGCTCATGAGCTTGTTTGGAAATGATAGTGGATTGTGCTGCCTCAACGATAGCAAGCCGTCGCCCCAGATCGGAAATCGTTTTATCAGTATTTGAGAATTGGTTTTGAGTGACTGCCCAAAGCGCGCCTATTCCTAGCGCAACGACAGTCACACCGATATTCAGCCAGGACTTGTCGTCGGCCATTTTGCATCAATGCCCCGCGTTAATCTTCGCCTGTATATCGGAAATCTGCCGCTGCAAATCGTTTATGCGCTGCTGCACTGTAGCACTCGGCGCCTTCGCCATGTCCTGTTGCGCCGCATAGAGCGAGCTTTGCAGTTGATTGAGTGCGAGAGTATTGATTGCCCTCGCGGTATCGACCTGGATCAGCTTGACCGGATCGACCTGTTCATGAACAAAAGTTTTGCTTGCGGCTTCCGGCAATCCCATCGCCTCCCACGCCGGGGGCACCGCGACGATTGCTGTTGCGGTCGCCGTGATCAGTGCGAGTATCGAGGTAATGCTTTTGCGGAGACTCGTTCCCCATAATGCGGCTATTAAGTCATTCATGGCGATCCTGTATCGGTTGAGAGTTTCTATACGCCAGTTCTACATCGGCACGTGTTGTCGGCTGCTGATCATCAACAACAAATCGCGCGGATCGACCAAGTGTGCGGGAGCCGCAAGCGGAAATGGAAACCATTCACAGGCACGCAGCGCGAGCGTGATGAGGGCCGAGCAGATCGCGTGATCGAGCGTGTGTTCGTGCTCGGGAATTAGGAACCCAAGAATTGCTTTCCAGTCGTAGGGTTCGCCTATATGAACTTGGAGAAAATTATAGAATTGGGCCGATCGCGAATCGGTTGTACCTTCGAGCGTCAAGAATAGTTCGTGGGAGAATTTACCTGCGTCGTAGTTTTTCGGTCGTTTCTGGACGCCGCCACTCAAATGTGCGCCTAAATAAAAGCCGTCAGGGGTGACGGCTTCGACGTGTGAAGGTGTAAACGGCATCGCTGTCTTTTCAAGGGCAACGATGCCATCTGAGGCTAGGCCGATGCTGCGAACGAAACGAATGACGATTGGCATCGGTTTTTCTGGCTCTTAGAAGTCGTAGCGGATGTACGCCTTATACTGCGTTCCGATCTTCACGCTCGAATCAATCGTGATCGGAGCGCCGGCCGCAAAGACGTTATCGAACGTCATCCCGCGGGTCGGCCAATCGACCGCAACGCCCATGTCGAGTGCGCCGCCGTTGGGTTTGCCGGTCGCATCAACCGTCTGCCATAGGTAGCCCGTGCGGAGACCAGGCGCGATGCCCACCGTCTGTCCGGAAGCGGCGCCGAAATTGCCGCTGATGCCAAACTCCGTCACGAACGCCCCGAAATATTCCCGAGGCGTCACGGCGACCGCCACGTTGGATGGAAGTTGCGGGGTGAACGACGGGAACGGGTTCGAGAGACCAGTGCGGGTCAAGAGCATCTGCACCAGATCGGCTCCCACATCGACGCCCTGCATCGCTGACCAGCGGCTTGCGACCGAGGCGCTCGCGGCGCCGGTCGTTGCGGTAGCGCCCACGCTCACGCCGCCGCTGATGTTCTGGTAGGAGCCCGACAGATAGACGCGCGCCCATTGGGCCACGCCGGCAATCGAGGCATTGCCCCAGATGTAGCCAATTTCCGCATCCACGGACTGCCCAGCGGCGGTGAGGTTGCTGGTGACGAGCGACGTGGCAAAGACGTTGTTGCCCGACACGTTGGCCTGATCGACGCCGGCCGTGGTGCCGATTCCCCAATAGAAGCCGGAACCGCTGTAAGTGAGGAACGGGCTGGGCTGTGCTTTAACCGGCATATCCGCCGCCATTGCCGCGGTCGAAGTCAGGAGCGCAAGGCCCCCGAGAATTCCAAGCAATTTGCGCATGATCTTCTCCGTTTGAGATTGACTTTACGCAGACTGCTTAACAGATAAAGGCGTGACAATTTTAGCACATCACAGATTTAAACGACGGTTTGTTTGGTTAGACTGGCTACCTTGGCCCTCACGTCACCGTTAGGATTTTACGGCCATAGAGGTTTGTTAATTCTCACTCTTAGAGTGCGGATTTTTTTGGTTCGAACCGGCCCATAACAGGCTCAATATTCAGTGAGGCACGGTCGTAAATGCGCAACACGACGCCGAGCGCGCCGCACCATTTGATCAGATTGGAAAAGCGTGGGACGTTAGAACCGCGTTCCCAGCCCGTGAGAAATTGTGGATGGATGCCGAGCTTATGCGCGACTTCTTTTCGCGTAAGACCACGGCGCTCGCGCGCGGCCCTCAAATCACGGATGACCTCAATGGCCGACGTAACCTTGGCTCGCGGTCGTTTGAGCCCCATACTGCTCGCCATCTTCATGATGGACATCCAGGGGTGGCGCGGCAAAGCCTGCTTAATTGCTTCCTCATACGCGCAGGGATAGAGTTGGCGAAGCGTCTGCTTTTCAGACCGCAGCCATGGAGTTCGCTTTGCTGGCGTAGTTTTTCGTTTGGCGATGCCATCGCCCCAAAAGCAATAATAGCGGTCCACCGTCTGCCACGTCGTTCCGCACTGCTTCGCAGCTTGCGCACGGTTCGTCTTCATTTCAAACCGGCTACGCAGTTTCTTGACGATCTCCAATGAGACAGAGCGGCCGGATTTCACCGGCACGTTGCCGCGCCGAAACATCGGGAAGCCGAGTTCGGCAGTCAGCAATTCGTCTATGTCGAGAATCTCGGTCATGATTTTCCGCATTCAGCGGTCTTGACTTTCATTTTCTCCACCCTCTATGGCCGTAAGAATCTCACAGAACTTTTGAGGGCCAAGGTAGCCAAGCTAACAAACAAACCTTACTTCGTCACCGGCTGATGCGCCTGCACCGTCTTGACGATGTTCATAAAGTTCGGCGCCAGCGCCAGTAACGTTGCAATCCCGATCTTGGCGATGATGGCTTCCAGATCGGGACCGTTCTTCGAGGCGAGTTCGGCGATCAGTTCTGGGTTCATGGTGTCACCTTTGGTGCGGCGGGAGCATTGTTGGAAAGTGCGCTGATTGTCTGGTCTTTGGTCTGCGAATTTTTCGTCGAACCAAAATAGTAGGAGACGATGCTGCCCACCTGATTCGCCAGCACGCCGACCAGCGTCGTGAGTACCGCGAAGATTTGAGGATCGGCCTTCGGCGACGTAAAGATCAGAAGGATGATGACCGCGATGAACGCCACCGAATAGAGCAGCGCCAAAATCTTTTGCGTGTCAGCCCACGATTCCGTAGGGTCGGCCTTCGGAGCGGGCGGCGTGATTGTCGTATCAGTCATAATTTTTCACCATGGGTAAGCAAAAATGCACATGAGGATAGCGACGGGCAATGCCAACGTGAAAGCCGCCGCCAATTGTCCAGCAACGCTCGGGCCAGTGTACGGGCGCCCGTCGCCTGCGTAGGGATAGTCCGTCATGACGTTGCCGCGGGCGCCGTTGCCATCTTAAGAGCGTCCGCACCAATTTCCATCGAACGCCGAATCCAATCGGTGCCAAAATATTTGAAGCCCGACAGCGCGCGGTAATAAGCCTGCCGCTCTATCGTGAACGCCTTGATGATGCCAACCGGATTTGTGATCGCCTTGACCGCTGCATCCGTCTGCGGTCCCCACGCGCGGTCGGCAGTAATTTGCAGCGAGCGTTGCAGGATCAGCGTCGCCGCGCCGGGACCGGCGTTCACGGCCTCATCGAAGAACTGTAAGTCGAGCCCGGCTGGCAGCTTGGGGCATTCCGGCAACCAATACGAATTGTAGTAGATGTCGGCGCCCTCAGTGCGACTGATCTTGCTCACGTCTTGCAGCGGCAGACCTTTGCTCCTGCGGTAGTGATCGTATTCCCGTTGAATGACGCCGCACATCGTCTCGCCGCCCGGATCGTGAGCATCGTTCGAGAAGTTGCGCCGATTGCTCCAATCGTTGGGGAGCGGACACTCCTGAATCAAAGTGAAGGGCCAGCACGCCGTAAAGCGCGGGTCCGCGAGAGCCGTTGCTGCGTCCGTCATCACATCACCCTATGGTTTCAGAAACCACACGTAATAGCCGTGTCCTACCGTCACCCCGAGAACGCCAAATCCTACGATACCGAGACCAAGAACGAACCTCTGAAACGGCGTCAACTTTTCCACGGACGGATCGGTGACCGAGTCCGGTCTCTCAGTTCGCACAGGACTCGCGTGACCAAAATGCCTCACGAATTCATCCTCTTGATTTCCTTCGGACTAGCCTTCTGCGGCGGCATCATACTCTCAAGCAACAGACTACTCCCCCGTTTCGATATTTCCAACCCTGCGTTGAGGGCTGTCCACATGCCAAGAGACAGGATGGTTTCCGTCTTTCTCCCCCTGTTCACGACCACGCAAACACCTTCGACACCATCCATGAAGCCAACCCAGATTTCTTCGACGGTAAGGATCATGGCGCGGTCCTGATTCTTTGAGGGTGAGTGACCCTGACTCCGCTTCGTTCATAGGTCAACGTCCAATCACGTTATCCCGTGCAATCCCTTCTTTATTGTTGGTGAGCGTTTGTGGTTTTTGACTTTGCCGTGGCGTGGCTTGCGGATGACGCGCTTGGGTTTTATGGCGATGCGGGGAGGGTGTGGGAGTTGGTCAGGCATTTGGGTCACGAGAGGCCGGGGTTACGGTTCGGTCAACTTTCCGCCTGCGACGGGAAAGATCATAAATGTCTTTGTCGTGATACTCCCCGTCGATCAAATAACAATCAAACAAAACGCCGCGACAATCTTCTTCTCGATACACCTTCCGTTTGGTGACCGATGATCCTGTCGGCTCACGTTCCGCCATCATGACCCAAACCCTAATCCTGCAACTTCTTCATCTTGAACGCCGTAGCATCAGCCGGAATCTGCGGAAACTTCGCCATCATCACGCCCGACGCCGCTTCCCTGGACTGCCTGATAACCTCCGAAATCACATCATGCTTGATATGATTCGGCCAAGTCTGCCAGTCCGGAGATTTCACTATAGCATCAAGCCTCATCTTCGTCATCCGTCCAGAAATGCGGGAATAATCGTCATATTGCTGGTCGGTCAGGTCCACATTCCTGATCTTGCGGATAGGCTGTGCCGGATAAATCCCAAGCTGTAGCATCGCCTGATTCACCGGATCGCGGTTCACGCGGGTCTCATAGATCGCCGTCACGCCCGCATGTCCCAAGGCTTCGTAGCTCGGCATTTCTTCGCCCCAAATATCCCTGCGAGGCAACAGAGTTTCAGACAATCCCGGCACCTTGGCCTTGATCGAATCCATCACGGTTCGGGCTTGACGCGAGTAGGGATCGGACGCCCGCGCCATCTGCGCCATACCGACAGAAAACGGCACGAACGAGGAAAGGAAATTCTTGATATAGCCTTCGCCGTAGCGGCCGGGGTCCTCAACCGCCTTGATCAAATCCGCCGGACCTCTCATAAAAGATTCATCCAAGATGTTCTGCGTGATCGCGTGCTGAATATGCGACGCTGCCATAAGCACATCGCCCTGTGCCGCCTCGTGCGCCACGTCGTAGAAATCCGCAGCCGTACTCATCAGCATACCCATCGGCCCTAACCGATTGACCTGATACCAGATATCGCCGATACGAACGCTATGCGCTTGGTTGCCTGCCAATCTCCACATGGCCGATTGCCTTGGATCGGAAGGCCCGGAGCCCGAGGCGTATCCTTCCATCGCTAGCCCACCAAACAACAACGCCATCGACGTTCCGGCGATCATCCGCGCGCTCGCCATGTCTTGAGCAATGTTGCCGTTCTTCCCCATAAGATCGGCGCGGATTTCGGGCGAGAGAATTCCAACGGGGGTCCTCTCGACAATCGCCTGTTTGATGATGTTCGCTCCGATGTGAACGAACGGATCGATGAATTTTAATGGAGCAATCTTTCCAATCACGGGAAGATCGAGCGTGGCATTAGTGAGTTTGCTTAGAGCTTTGACGAACTCGCCGCCTTGTCCCATCAACGTCAATTGCGTGGCAGTCTCGCGCGACCGCTCCATGATTTCCGGGGTCGGATTCTGCCAGATATCGCCCACGCGCGAATCGAACGCATTCCCCGTAAGACCTTCCTCCGATGCCGTCCGGAAGGCTTCCGCGCTCTTGTTCATCGAGTAAATGAGCGACCGGAAAAAGCTGTGGATAGCCGCCACGGATCGTCCTGGAACGCGGATCGTGGAGCCAACGGGAAGGACCGTGACGCCCCGGACGGCCAAATCCGGTATCTGCCCTAGCGTCGAATAGTTGGCCCCGATCAGCGGCGCCCCCTCGATTCCCCCGGCCTTGAGCAACGCCGCGCCGGCCACGAACCCATCCCGGATTCCCCGGATCATCGAGAATGCCTGTGCCCCAACTTCCCGCCACGCCACGGGATTATCGGTCATGCTCTTGGCCACCGCCAAACTGGTATCCCCCGAGAAAGGCATCAGGGGCCGCGCCTGTTCGCCTGGCAGGAGCGTGGTCTGTCCTGACCGCATCGCCTCAAGGAACGCCTCCGCAGCGCCGGGTAGCCCGCGGATCGCGCCTTTAAGCTGCGCCCCGACTTCACCGATATGAACGACCTCGCCCGGCCGGCCGCCGGCACGCCTTGCGGCACCTAAAGCGGCGGCAATAGCAGTCTCGGGACCGGCCTTTTCGAGTGCCAGAATAATATTACCCTGGACGTAGGTCACATGGGTCGCAATGCCCGAAATCAGCCCGTTAATCCAGTATTCCAATACCATCCCGCCGAACGAACGATCCCGTGCGTCATTGAGGAATTTCGATATCTTGGCCGGGCTATCGAGTTGGGCACCCAGCTTGGCCTCCATTTTCAACTGGAACAGGGTTTTGCCGGTGGCCTGCTTTATGAATTCGTTCGTCGCTTGTGCACCTTCCTCCCCCGCCATGGTTCGGAACGCACGGAGCGCGCGGCCGGCTTCTGCCGTGATTCCCGCGACAGTCGCCTGAATAAGTTGATGCCGGTCTTTTGCGATGGCGTAGGCCATTAAATCTTCGTCGGTCCCGATGGCCGCTTTCTTCATCGCGGCCGAGACTTCGGTAGCCGACTGGATCAAGAGCTTGCGGACGGCCCAAACTTGTTCGGCGTTGTACGCCTGCCCCACGACATGCTTTTTAACCAACGCCTCGGCGCCTTCCATGCCAAGGTCGTTGGCCAAGTCCTGCACCTGACCGTCAGTGACCACGCCGCGGCGGTCGCCGATAAAATCGTCGTTCTCGGAGGCCGCGTCGCGAATCGCCTCGCGCACGTCCTGGTCGTTGGTGAGGTTTTCCAGCCGGATATTGCCGGCCTTGTCTAGGAAGGGGGACTCTCTTGCCCCGAGGGAGGCTGCGGGGTTTGGAGCGAGGGGTTGGTCCCGAGTAGCGTTTGCAGGTTGGGGTCCTCGCTCGCCGCTTGGATGTTCATTGCCTTCTCGTACAGGTCCGCCGCCGCCTTCTTCGACTGTGCCGCGTCCCTCGCCCACGCCGCCGCCTGGGGCGACAGGTTCGGTCCCGCCGCCACCTGTGCCCAATACTGCTGATCCATCCTGGTCTGGTCTAGCTTCTCCTGGAGGCTCGGCGGCTGTTCCTGCGGTTGCTGCTTGCTCGGCTTGGACTTCGGCTGTCCGGGCTTGGATTTCATGGGCTATCTCTGCGTGGGGTTCCGCAATGTAGCGGTCGGCTTCGTTGTTGACCATATCGCCGCGAGGTTCGGCCTCGTTCGGTGGTGTTTCACGCGCATCAACAACATGGATATCGGCAAGTGTCGGGCGGACGGTTCGTTCCGGCGCGATCACGGTTTTTTGAGGCTCCGTGGTTAACAGCCGGTCGAATACCCGCTTCACGTCGTCGTTTATGGGACTGCCTAGGCCCTTTATGGTCCGGTAGATGCCAAGGAGCCAGTTCTTGAACTTTGCGAATACGCCCGCGAGTTCCTGTGAGGGTGCGACGCCTTCCCTTAAATATTGTTCAAAGCCGCGGGCGAATTTCTCGTGGGCCTTTGTTGCGGAGATTTTCGATACGCGATTCGATTCGGGGTAGAGTTTCAAATCCTCCGGGCCTTTGAGGCCAAGCCAATCCGTGACGGTTTTCAGATCGTCTTTGAGGTCCTGCGGCGCGGCTTCGTGGCTTGCGTCTCTGACAAGCTCGGCAAGATATTGGTGGCCGCTTTCGTGGATGAAGGTCGAGGCATTACCTTCGCTGGTGATGCGTAGGAGAGGTTTGACGTTCTCCATGCCGATGTAATCGTGGCCGGGAACGGCGTTGGGATTTAGGACGATGCCGCCGCGTGCTTGTTGGAATAATTCTCTTTTCTCGGTGGGCAATCTCACTTCATAGACATAACCCGCCATACCATTTGTTATTCCTAATGCGCTTTTGCGCGAATCTGGTGCTTCTATAACCTCATAACCGCGGCGCTTCAAAGCGTCGTAAACACGCATCCCGTCACTGGTAACGTTGATATCGGAACGCAACGGCAAACCTTTTTCGTCGGCATATTTTATCGCACGCTCATAAAGTGCAGTCCCGATACCTTGACCGCGATTCGATTTTAGAACCGACGCTAAGCGACTATATACCGCGTGGCGCCCCACCCACAAACTCAGAGAATCATCGGGATCATCTTTCGATCTGATAAATACATTGCCATTGTCGCGCTCGTCTACTTCGGTATCGTGCATGACTTTGGCAAGTTGAAACAATTCTCCTTGATTTTTTTCATCGCCAAACAACCCTTCATCCATCGGCTTCTGTTCGGCAGTCGGACGCAGCGGTTGATTGGCGGTGCGCTGCGCTCGTTCGGCATCGCTGATTCTCTCGGCTCCGGGAATCTGTTGCTGGCCTTCGGCCTCGCGCTCAGCGATCAAGTCGCGTTCCCGTTTCCGCTGGTAGAATTCCGTCCAAGTTTTTTCTCGATAATTTTCGCGATTTGCTCGTGTGCTAGCGCCAACTTCGGGTCCACCTTCCGCAGTTGCTTCGCTCGCTTCCTGTGCTCCTGCGGCGTCATCAGGTAGGGGTACGTCCCATCCGGGGATATGCTCGGCGCGTTCCGGATAACCTTTGGTTTCGACGGCATGTTCGTCGGTCTCCATGATTGCTTGTTCGTGAGCTTTGCTCGGCTCTAACCTCTGGCGCGCGATAAGTTCGCGCGTTCGCGCCATGATGTGAGGTTCGATGTCTCTTGTGGTTTGGCCAATGTCTTTTAGATAATCATTGACGATTGTATCGACCTCGGCTTGTTCTGCGCGATGACGTTCGGCTTCCGCTTCGTCGATATCTCGAACCTTCGCGTCGGCAGGTTCGATGCCTTGGCGGTAAACCTTTGTGCCGCGGGCTTCCTTGTCGATGGCTTGCAGGAGTGTGTCGAGATTCGATGTGGCTTCGCCTGCCTTGACTCCGGTTTGTCCGAGGTCTTGCAGATAGCCGGCTTCGACTGCGGCCTCCCTGGCGCGGTCAAGCGTCATGCCACCGGGGCGAATCAGTTGGCCGAATCCGGGCTCGAAATGGTTTTTGCCGCCGAAACTCTGTTTTACGTCGCCGATGTTCTTGTCGTCCGGTCGGATTCCGCCACGATCTGTGAGGAATTGAAGGAGCGACCAGCGTTCTTGCGGGACGGCGCGTGGGCCGCGTGCGGCTTTGGGACCGACTGCGATTTCGGGTTCCGGCTCGTATAGTGGTGTGGTTGCTTCCTTGAAACTTACAGGTTTGTCACCGACTAAGCCTTTTTGTGGCTCGGCGTTGTAGCTCTTGCTGATGCCGTTGGCGTCGGGCTTGGCGATTAGAGTGTAAGTACCGTCAGAATTTTTCTTCGTGATAAGCAGGTCTTTGACAAAACCCACGTCCACGACATTGCCGGGAGTCCACACTTGCGTTGCACGGCGGCGGATGGGCGCTCCGGTTTTGGTCCGCTGGTCGTTGTAGCCGGTCGCGATATTCGCCGTCTGCTCGCGCTCCTGCCGTGCGGCGACAAAGGCATCCCACTGTTCGGCCGGCGCACGCTCGGCAAGCGGGGGCACTTCGGCCGCTGGCGTCGGTGCCACGGTTGGTGGTGCGGCAGGGGGCGGCGCTGCTGGTCCTTTCGGCCCCCGAATCAGCGCCCCCTCACGCTCGTAAAGCTCCTGCGCCGTCCCAAGGCGACCACCCATGCGCGCGGCTCTAGCCTCGTATCGTGCGGCGACAAGTTTGCCTGCGGCCTCGGCTTCCTCTGACGGTCTGCCGGCGGCGGTTAGTTGCTTGGCTACGTCTGCGGCGATGAATTGCTTTTGGGCCTCGATTGACCTTGGGGCAGTTCCGATAATGCCGGTTTCGGCGTCGATTGGTGCGGAAGGGCGGACCTCTGGCGGTGGAAACAATCCCCACGATTCCGATACCGGCTGCGGTTCCACTGTGGGATGGCCGGATGCTTCTGCGGCCCTGCGGTAGGCGGCGGCGATCTTTGGTTCCAGTTCGGCAAGCTCTCCGTTGAGGGTTGCCAGATGCCCCGCTGCTACGGGTGCATTCTCGGTACCTTCCGACGTGACCCATTCCTGTAAGGTGTTGCGGCGCTGGTTGATTTCCTGGTATTGGTCGAAAAGGTCGGGGTCCATCCTGCGGGCGACTTGGTGAATATCGGGCAATGATGGGGTAGTTTGGGTCACGAGAGTCTCAGTACGTGCCGCGTCCTGTGCGGTCATCGCGGCGCCGGGATTCCGCTCGTGAGCGCCCTCGAATACCTCCTTGGTGACGCCTGGCCCCATGACGTTGAGATCGCTGGCCTGGGCGACGGTCGGGGCGTGGAAAAGGGTGGCTGCGACGCCTTGCGGTGGGGCTGGGCGCAGTTCCGTAGCGGGTTGGGCTTCCTGTGGCGCCTCGGTCGGTTGCTGGACTGTGGGCGGCGCTGTGGCTGCTGGTACGGGCTGCGGACGGCCAAGGAGGGTGCGGGTTGGTCGAGCGCCGATTTCGGTCAGGCTTTCGCCGATTCGGGTTGGGGTATTGAACACGAGTCCGAATCCGGTCGAGACGGCAACCTTCGTCCAATCCGGGGTTTGACCGCTTGCCGCCTCCTGCCCCAACTCCATGCCGCCCATGGCCGCGCCGCCGAACACGCGGGCTGTGGCGGGGTGCGCAAGGATGCGCTGCAGGGCCGTGGCGTTTTCGGGCAGTTTGGTGGTGGTCGCCAGCCCTGGCCGCATGGTGAGCGCGTATGGCGTTAATCCCCCGAGGAACGAGGCATAAGGGTGTTCTTGTTCGTCTAGCTTTTCCTGACGGTCATCAAGACCGATTTTCTCTTTCCACGAGTCCGGGGCTTTGGAGAGGACGTAATTCTGTGCCTGCGAAAGCAGGTAGCTTCCGCCGAATCCTCCGACAACGCCGCCGATGAGGGCGCCAACCGGGACCGTGATGGGAGCAAGAGGACCGCCCGCCGCACCAACGGCGGCGCCGACCTCCGCCCCCGCGCCGATAGCGGGGATGCTGCCGAGCGCCGGAACGATGCTGCGCTCGGCGCCGCGGGCGAACGCCCCTGTGGTCGAAGATTGATCGGGCTGAGCCTTGATGCCCTGACCGGGGAACGGGTTGAATTCCTCGAATGGATCGTCGGGCTTTTTGTTCTGGTTCGCCGGCAAAGCTCCGACCTTATCCGGATCGAATTGATCGAACGGATTGGCGTCGGCGGGATCGTAGGCGCGGTCGGTCATTTAGTTTGCGTTATAGAGAAACGCTGGATGCGCAATCATCGGCTCCGTGTACGTCGATCCATCCGGTCGCGTGCAATTGTAGTACGGATCGGGTCCGGGACCGCACGTTGCCTGCATGTCGCAATATTGTTTGCCGTTGCTTACTTCGCAATGCGCGGGCGGCGGCGGCATACAAACGAGCGTCGTCACAAGAGCGAGAGTACAAACGTCCATTTCATCCTCCGTGATTTGGTGACCGAACCGTAATCACCAACCTATCGTGACCCAACATAATCTTGAACTTTCTGCGGCGTAACCGACCTTATCAGATTCCCAAGATACCCCGCAGGCCCCGCGCCTTCCCTGGAACTGAGAGGCGTTGCAAGTGTAGGCGCCGATGGTGGCTGCGCTTCCGGCTGCATACGACCAAGCGTTTCTTCTTCTGGCGGCGCCACCGATGCTTCCGTTTTACCCGCAAGCACACCCAAAACCTGTTGCGCCGTAATCCCCGCAGGCCCGAACCGATCATCAAATGCCTTCACCAATTCCGGCGTCGGATTCTCCCGCAGCTTATTAACGACCGCTGCCCAATTCGCATAGGGCCACGCATGACCTGACGCGGACACAGGCGGATTGGATATCACCTTCGCCCACGCCGCAGGATCGACCTTCTCCGGTGTCTGCGGCAATTCCTGCGGACCTTGACCCGGCACATCGGCTTGTGCCTGTCCGGTCGCGATCATCCTGTCCGCATCCATCTGAGATTTCGGGCGCATTCCCGTGAGCATCTTATCGACGTTCTCACGCGCCAGAAACGCCCACGGGTCCTTGCCATCCTTCACCCACTGGTCATAAGCCGCCTCGAACTTGGGAAGGAATGTTCCATTGAACAGCGCCTCTCCCTTTGGATCGCGAATCTTGATCGGCCCGGTATCTTCCTCGAACGAGAGTTTCTGTTTGGCGTAATTCAACAAGCCAACCTTGGCTTGGTTCACCGAGGCATCGCTGACGCTTTTCTGATTCTGCGCCATGATGCCTTTCAGCTTCTCGACGCCCGCAAGCGTCAAATCACCGTTGGGGCCGGCGTGCTGATAGAGCATCGTTTGATCTGCTAATCGATTCGGATCGCCCGGCGGCGCGGTCGCGGCCTGATAGAGTTTCCAAAAGCCGGGACCATATTGCATCGAGGCGCCGGCAATATCGTTTCCAGACTGCGCACGCGCGAGATTGATCAAAGCATCGCGCGTTTTCCAATCGGAATTCAGCCGCGGATCGGTCGCTATGCGCCCAACCAATTCCGGGGAGCCTTGGCCGGTATGGATGGCTTTGCTGTATTCATCCGCCGTGGACTCAACCAATTGCTTGTTGGCCTTTTCGTCATTGTCGGATGCAATCTGTTGCGCCGCGAGCGTCGTGGAAACATAGTGCAATGCATGATCGCGAGCGCCGGCCGAGAGATTCGGATCATTCAAGATCGCGGCATAAGCGTCGCCCTTGACCGAACGCGCGGAAGCTCCTGGACCAACAGCTAGCGAAGCCGGCTCGCCTGTTGGATTGTTGAATCGCTGCGTCCACATCGCCGTAAAGACGGAAGCGGGAGCGTTCGGGTCGCCGCCGTTCTGTCTTATCTGGTCGTCACCAACCAAAGAACCGGCGCGCATGGTTGGATTCTGCAAGAGTTTCGCCGCGCCGAACGGCCCTTGCTGGTGAGCAAGATACAGTTCCGCATCGGTCGGATCGCGCCGCAACGCAAGCGACAAGATAGGTTTATTAGCCGCCGCATATCGCTGCGTTGCGGCAATGGCATCTTCGGGATTGGTCGGATCGCCCTTCCCTACCTCTTTCCAGGTCGCGGGAGAGAATTGCCCAAGCCCGACATGCGTTCCATTCGTCGCATTTGGATCGCCGCCGCTTTCAATCTGAATTGTGCGCGCGAGACCGCCTGCCGTGTAGCCGTTGGGCAATGTATCCGCAGCCTGCCGGTAGATCGGCAATCCTGGCGCCGCATACGGATGCTTGAGCGTTGCGGAAGCAACCGCCACGCTACCAGCTTGCAATCCCTGTTGCTGATCGGCGCGAGCGCGAAACTGTCCGGACAGCGTATCGTAAAACGACTGCCCGGTTTTCTTATCGACAATGCTCAGCGTGTTCTTGTAGTTGTCCGCAAGGCTCAGTGCCTTTGATGGGTCTTTTACCGCGATAGCCTGCAACCGCGCCGCCGTCGCTTCTGCCTTGGCCTCATCTATTGTTTGTTTGGTGATAGTCGGATCGTCGCCGTATTTTAGTTGAGCTTCCTTCACCCGGAAGTTTATCAGGTCCGTGGTGTTGTGCTTGAACTGTTCCAAGTCGTCGGGATTGCGCGCGATACTCGCGAGTGCCAAATCCGAACCCGTCGCGTTGACGTTTCCCGCCCATGACTTCCATTGCTGATCGGCATGTACTCCGGTTCGTTGCTCGGAATCCGCATACATCCGCCGGGTCTGCGTATCGTATTCGAGTTTTTCCTGTGGCGATTTGAGGTTCTTTGCTCCTTCCTGCCGCAAGTCCTCCAATTGTTTCAGAGTTGCGTCGCGCTGATCGGAAGCGGCACGGCCTTGTAATCCGTAATAGCCGGTATCCGGAACAGGTTTTCCGTCCGGACCAATCGTCGTTTTAGCGGGATCGCCATAGAGGATTTTATTATGATCTGTAACCCAATGATTGACCTGATCATCAACGTTGATCTTGCCGACGAACTGAGAAATATCGAAGATGTTGGCGGCGGCGCGTTCCGTGCCCTGACCGAGATTTTCCAATCCCTTTGCGACCAGGCCGCCTTTTTCTTCGGGATTTGCTTGCTCGTGCTGATAATCGTCCGGCGCCCTTACCTCGGGTGTGACGGTCGGCACTCCTTCGCCGTAAGGAACGTTTGCCATGGACTACGTCGTTGCCGTGGTGCCGGTATTACCGAGTTGCGACCATTTCAGACCGAGCGAAGATGCACTTCCGAGCAATCCTCCGGCCGCGCTCAGGTCCGCGCCGATGGGCGCTTGTTCGGCTTCTTCGGTTTCAAGCTGCGATGTCGCCTGGAATCCCGTCGCTTGAGAACGATAGCCGTAAGCCTGCAACTCGGAATTATTGAGCACGGTTTCCGAATCAAGTTCTCCGGTTTCGCGCTGGGATTTCTGCACATCCACTGCGGAGCCCGTATTCACATCCACGCCGCTCGCCGCCTGCGTAGCTTTAATCTTGCCGCTTACCGCCGCGTTCTTCCGGCTCTGCGTAGACGTCGCCTCCTGCCCCGCTGCCACGGAATAGGCAGCGTTATTGTTCGCGATAGTCGCGTTGTTCGCCGCCACAGCCGCATTATAGTTGGCGGCGTTCGCTTGCGCCTGCCCAGCCTCCGCAGTCCCGTAAGCCGAGATTCCAGCACCGGCAATTCCGGCAATCAAAGCAAGCGGCGCGGCAAAAGCCATCAGGCGGCCTCAAGGCGGTAAGAGACAACGGTACTAACGCCACGGCCAAATGCGATGCGGGATTCAGTCTGTTTGAACGCCTCAAGGATTCTTCGTCTGCCATACCGCGAGGATGACGACGGCGAATAGGCAAAAGCATCCGCCGGAAACAACCCAAGAAACGCTGCAAATCTCTTTGAGGACTCATCCCCATCAAGAATCGTGGTCACAAGCTCGCGCTTGACCTCCATGATTTCGTCCAATTGGCGACGGGCTTCCTTGACGATAGCAACTGGATATCTCATGGCCTTATTTGATAGCGCCAGCCAGACAAACCCGACTGCTGAGAGAGTGTCGCCCGTAACGCCACCAAGCCCGGCAAGGTCACCTTCGATCAACCACGCGCGGCGAAACGACGATTGGTCAAACTTATCCCGCAACTCCCTGTGCGAATCGATACCGATCATCGCAATAGCCTGCGCGTGTTCCGAACGCAGCAACCGCGCCATCCGGCCACAGTGCCAAGGCTTTGCATCGATGATCTGGAACGCGGTCATTGTTTGGTCGGGTTCATATCATGGTAGTTCATGCCGCTCTTGTTCTCAGGATCAAGCGCCTGTTGCAACAGCATGACGCCCTTGGTCGCGTGCGCGATCATGTAGAACAAAAGCTCGCGCTGCTGCGAATTCGGCATCCTGCGGATTGCTCGGCCTGTTCTTTCATGTCGGGAGGCGAAAGCCGCTGATATTCGCTGAGTATCCCCGCTGGCGACAACGGAGGCAACAACGCCGCTGTGACCGATGATGCTTTCCCGTTTCGCTCCCCGCTCATGATGCAAACCCTATTTTTCCTGCTGCTTTTTCGGCCACTGCGTCTGCGCGGTATCACCCGGAAGAATCTCAGGATAGAGCGAAAGAATGTTCATGGGTAGTGGTGAATCCTGCTGCAACGCGACTTGTCCAGTGGTCGCAATGCCTCCCCCTGTAGGAATGCGGATATCCCCCGTAAACAGTGGCGTGGTCAATGAGTTGTAAGGAGGCCGCGGCCGATTCGGAGCCCCAGCGTAGATCACTCTGGTTAATCCCCCAGCACCCTCGTTCCAAGGCACCGAGACTGGCATAGGCGACTGCGTCGAAGCGTCAGGCTGATTCGTCCCCATTCTGATTCCAGTCCCGCCAGAAGCCTCAAGCCGCACGGTCACCGCAGGAATCTTCTTCCTCTGGGCCTGCAATGTAGGCTCCCCAGCATCAAGATAAACCGTTTGAAACTGCGGCAGGAACGCCAATCCTACCACGACTTGCGAAGCGGCAGTGCCCAACGTGATCGTCCCCGTCGCCGAAACCACAGTCGGGGAAATCACATTGCCGTCCGCCAGTCCCGTGACCGTAGCCCCCGCCAAATGCTGCAAGCCGCCAATGACCGTGACAGGAGCCGTCATCGTCCAAGACCCTGCCGGCTGCGATTCCACGATCCCACCCGAGTTCGGCACCACATCGATAATCGGAGAGAGGATATTCGCCGTGACATGCTCGGAATCGGTAAACGCCGTAATCGAAGCAATCCCGCCGCCCATCCGGATAACGGACCCCACGTTCGGAGCCGAAAAGACCGCAGCCGAAGCCGTGAACGTCGCGGTATTGCTCAAGGTCACAACCGCATTCGGCGCGCTCGCGAACGAACCGCCCTGAGAGCCGGCCGGGTCGTTGAATACCAGTTGCGGATTGAGATAGCCGGTTCCCTGAGAGCTAAACGTGATCCCGGTAATCACGCCGCCAGCAATCGTCAGAACAGGAACGGCACCCGTGCCAGGCCCCGGCGGTCCATTAGGAATCAAGGGAGCGTCAATGACAGTTGCCGTCGTCCCCGCCGACCATCCCGAGTTCGTTGCAATCGACGTAACGCCTGTGCAAGCCCCAAGCCCCGTCGCCGAGCTTGCCGTCAGAGACGCAGCAGGAGTCGGCTGCGAAAGAGACAACCCGGCATCAACGGCCCACACGTCCTCTGACGCGAGCCACTGTCGGTTGTCCATCCGCTCGATCATGTACGCGGTATTCGTTCCGGGAAATCTCTGCGTCGCCAGATAGAGAGCATTGTTCGGAGGCTCTACCACAGAGCAAACACTCACGAATATTCCGTTCGTATCGTGCCGCCCCCAACCTGCAATCTGCTGCGATTTATAATAGGTCAGACTCAGCATTACGCCGTCACTGCGCACCGCCCATAACAATTTGTAAGGCTGCTCGCACCACGCATGTTGCAAGATGGTGTAGTTCTTGAACAGATGCGAAGAATTCTCCGTGATATCGATTGGCTCAGACAGCGCATAAAGCTGATAGGGAAGATCGCGATAGTATGATCCTTGCGCCTCCACATAGATCACGTCGTAATTGATCTTGATCGGCGGCACAGTGGGAGAACAACCAGAAAACGCTTGCGTGGTGACGTTCTGACTCGATGGCGAAATCTCTTGCACGTTCGTCGCAAAAGAACCTGTACCAACGAGAAGCCAAGCCGAAAGCCCCGTCATCACCAACAAACCACCCGAAGTCGGCACCATCCACTGAATGCCATTGACCTCGAACGACCACGGCGATCCTGTGATAGCGTCGGAATCAATCGTCGGAATTCTGGTATCAAAATTGGTGAACGCTCCCGGTTGAGACATATAATAGGTGTCGGGATTATTGAGGGTGTTCGCGTAGGCACGTCGTTCCTGAAAATAGGAAACCGTGGAAGGATAAGTTCCACTCTCCGGACCAATAGTCAGTTGCGCCGTCGCCGATCCCCCACCTACAACGACAACCGCAACGGTATCGCCCGGCTCAAATCCCTTGCCTCCATCAGCCACGTTGATTTGCACCAACACGCTATTGACGATGATAGGCACAAGGACCGCATCCGTCCCGCCCGCGGTTCCAAACGTGAACGTAACCGATGTGACCGTGCCAGAGCTTGTCAGCACTTGGACGGATTGAATCTGCCCGCGCGCAAATGGGTCCTGATGTGTCGGAGGAACCTGCGCATAATCCGCGACGATATTGTTGTCGGCGAAAGATGCTCCATAGGCTTGCCCCGCAAACCCGTACAAAGCGCCCCCCGGAATCGGCACAGGACCCGGAAGCGGTTGAGCTTTGTAGACGTTGTACTCTTGAACACCGAGAGTCGCGGGCGGCGTCCATGTTATGAGAATAGTCCCGGCCGTGCTCGCAACATCTACTGCGTTGCTCACAAGAGCGATATTAGATGCGATGCTTTCGCTTCCGTCTGTCGGGCTTACCGCCGTCACCACATAGCCGTAGTCTGTGCTCCCCGCCGAAGTCGCACTCCCTGCAGCATTGGTCGGCGGCAGCACTGATGGTTCCGGAACAACAGCAGTAAAATTCCAACTCGTATCCGAAACGCGATTCAAATCCTGCGCTGGGTATTCCGTTTGCGTTATCTGATTCACACAGCAAATTGACATCACGTCCGCCGATTGCGTGAATTTCAGATAGTCCAAATCCGCCTCGGCATAGATCGTCGTGAGCGTGAAGATTCGCGACGCCAACCCGCCCGATGTATAAACCCCGAACGCCGTGGAATTGATCGGATTACCGTACACGTCATGTAAAGTCAGAGAACTCCCGGCAACGAGCGCGATGACCGCAGTCAGGCCGTTTAGTTGCGTCATTCCGCCAACACCGGAAATCTCTATCCAATCGCCTGCGTTGAAGAATGGCACGAGAGAAATAGGCGTCGTGGTGACCGTGAATTGTGCTCCGATGCCGCTTCCGGTTGTGGAGGCTTGAGACACCGGATTTGATGGATAGGTCGAGTAAGAACCTGCCACAGAAACAGCGACCGCGTGCGGCGCCATCAACGCACCAAGGAAAGTTGCTCCCGTTCCCGACCCTGACGTAGAGGCTTGTGTAAAAGTACCGCCCGCAGGATTCGCCGTGAACACGCCGGGATTGGTGATGGTGAAGCCAAGCACCCCGAGCGTGATATCGAGTTGCGCGCCGGTCAGCGTAACGCCCACAGGAGCGCCCCCGCCCGAGTAAGAAACAAGCGTCACCGGCTCGTTCGCAGGAGTCGTGGGATTGACCGTATAGTTGCCCGCCAGCGAAATCGAATTGACGCTCAGCAATCCGGTCACGTCCATCTGACAAGACGCCTGGAATTTTATTCCCGTGCCCGTGGTGCCTTGAACAATTGCAGTCGTCGCACCTGACCATGTTCCTGGAACAACAATGCCAGCCGCCGCGATAGTGGCCCCGGAAACCTGCGTAGTAGCCACAGTCAGGACCGCAGGCGTACTCTGTGTTCCGCCCGTCAGATGAATCGTATCGACGGGCGCGTAGATTCCAACCCCGGAGAAATTCAGTGCGAGATTCAGAAGGAGCGTATTTGTAACAGAAAGTCTCGTCGGCACCGAGAAGATACCGCCCGCGAGTGTCACCAAATCCGCAGGCGCATAGGACTGAGATATCCCTGAATTGACCGGCACCGCAGAAGCCGCTTCCGCACCCGTTCCGTTGACCGTGATCACCAACGGGTTCGCGTTCGTCGCCGCCGTGATCGTCGCTTGAAGATCGGAAACAAATGCACCGTTGGAAACGACGCGCATGTAGAAATTACCGAATTCCAGCGCCAGCCCTTGATTGATTGAGAATTGAAATGGAATCAGGCGCGGCGGGAACGAGCGTCCGGTTTGTTTGGAGAAACCTACAAAGGCTGTGCCGGCGCGTGAGTATGCGCCTCCTTGAAAACCGACATAGAGATTGCGGAGCGTCGCGCACGCGATGTGAAGGCGCGCAAGATCAAACCTACCAAATAAAGCGGGTGCGACTTCTCCGATAGTGAAGGCCGGTAAACTGACAGGCACCGACATTGTTTGGTCCTATCAATACACCGATCCATCCGAAAACGACAGGCTGTCGTAGCCGCAAAACAGATTCCCAGGACCGCCATATCCGCCCGAACCACCCCACCAGCCGCGACCAGCACCAGCATCCCGAGCCGCCAACCAATCGACCGGAATATCGTTCTTTGGTGTTCCCTCGTTCCCATCCGTCATACGAGCGTTCATTACTTTTTCTTTCGCAATCGCTATTTGCTGGCCCCTTAATTCAAGGCCGAACTTGCGATCTTTCTCGATCCAAAGCGGCAGCGCCACTTCGCTCGCGAGATAAGCAACGAGCGCGGCGCGAAACTGTACATCCCAATTGCTCGGATAGAGCATCAGGCGCGTGTAGACAAAAATTGCGTTCTGCACATTTGTCAGAATCACGGTTCGCCCTTGCGGAGAAACACCTTGCGTTTCCCACGTGACTTGCCCTGCGGGTACGGGATAATTGGTATCCGTCGCCTCAAGCCACGGCGCCGGACGCAATCGCGCGCCGACGATGGGTTGCTGGCCAAAATTCGTCATGAGCGGCGCACCGGAATTCGGCGGCACGATGTTGCCCTGTGGCGCTCCCGGATTTGTTGGAAGGTTGTAAGGTAAAAATCTTCCCTTCATTCCGTCAATGGGCCATGCGTATTCATACTGAAAAGGAGCAATAACCTGTGTGCCGACATTGGGCGTATTTCCCGAGGCATCAGCCAGCAACAATAATGGAGCCTGAGCACGCGCGAAGTTCCAGTGACAAGCGCGGAGCAATTGTCTGAGGCATTGCCAATATGCGCGGAGCAAGACTTGCGCGGCGCGCGTACCTTCTTCGATGTCTCCGATAGTCACCGGAGACCCGATGGCGTCCAAACTTTGCTGCGCAACGTCTGTCGGCGTCTGAGCCATCGCCTAGCCTTGCTCGGTTTCTGCCATCGCGACAGTTTGTGCTTCGTCGGCGGCGGCAGGCTGAATTGCATTCAATCCGATTAGTTGAGGAACGAGCCGCCGCCCGAGCGCCGCCGCGAGCGAATCCGTATAGCCCGTATTCCATGTGGCAGGGTCCGTGATTTGTCCCGTGTACACAAGATTTGCGTTTGGCACATCACAGAGAATTACCTTTTGCGCGGGCGTATAGTTGTTGTCGTTCGCGAGAAAGAAGCGATTCGGCTGCGGATCGAAATTGAGTACGAACAGCGGCACGGGCTTGACGGCGCGGACCTTGAGGCAATCTGGCGGATACTGGTAGCTAAAGAGCCACCCTGGCGGCGGATTTGTCGCGGGATTCCAAACAACCGGCGGCACATATCCGTTGACTGGCGCCGACTTCAAAAGTGTCATCGTCAGATTGCGTTCGGCAAAATCCCAATCGTTCTCGACTAACACTTCATCGCGAGTCTGGGCGTAAACATCCAGCGCGGCCTTGGCCGCGGTAGAACCGTCAAACAATGATCCGACCCTGAGTTTATAGCCGATGCGGCGCAAGCAGAGATTTAGCACGTCGGCTGGATTGGTCACTGATGCAGGCATTAATCCGGCCTCGTTTCACCGATGGATTCAAACGCAGCGCCGCTCTGCAGGTATGCCTCCGCACTATCCGGCCGCCCATACAGCGCCATCGAAAGTTCACTCGAAAGCAGGCGCACCACAGCTTCCCGGAAAAGCGCATCCCACGTCGATTCGTTCGGGTTGTTGTTATAGACCGCGAGCGCGCCTGCGAGATTGCACTGAATCACTTTCGTCTGCGTACCGCTTACGAGCGTATTGGCCACGTTCCAATTCACCGGGAGCGGATTGTTTGGATCGGAGAGTGCTGGCGGCATAAGCTGCCAGACTTCGATTCCATTCGACGGATAAGAATACTCTTGGGTGTAGGCGGGATTTGTAGGCGTGTTTCCTGTGCTGGCCAGTGCGACGGTATTACGCGCGAGGTCCCAGCCCCATTGCCGCGCGACTGTCGCCACCACAGCGCTGTAGAGTTTGGAGAGGGCTATGCCTGCGGTCGATCCGTCCCACGTTGGATTCTGGCCGCCCACGGTCGGCGCGTTATCCCCTGTCAGTTGTAGGGCTTCATTCGCAACGTCATTGCTCGTCGCGGCCATCTACTGAATCCCATAGATGATGATTGAGCCTGACGTTATATTGCCCGAATCCATCAAGACTTGGAAGCCGTCAACGACGCCTGCGGTGTTCCAATAACCGGACGATGCGCTATTTGTCAGACTGCCATTTCCATTGAGATAGCCACCATTGACATATATCATGCAAAGTGCGTTTGCCGATGGAGTCGTTATGATAGCATTCCCAGAAAAACCAGGAGCAGCATTGGCTAGAGAGGCGGCGTTTGCATCGGCAGGTAAACTGATTGGAATATAAGTGGTGGAAGTACCGCCGCTGCTGGTATTTGAGATCAGGACGGTATTATTTGACAGATATCCAGTGGCTTTGAATGCACCACCAGAATGGATTTGTAGTTGCAGTATTTTTTCGTTTGTTGCCGGCACGATGTTCTGAAACACCAGCAAGTACGACGTGTAGGTGTTGGTGATATGCGTGGTGTCGCTCAACGACGCTGAATTGCTCGCAGTCAGCGTTGCGAGATTCACCATCGCGCCGGCAACGTTGGTGCCGCAGGTCGGGTCTGCACTCGCACCACCGCCGACGATGACCTGATTGGTTGCACATGGTCCCACAGCGTTCTGCGCCGACGCGCCTTCGCTGATTGGGATGGAATGTGCGGCGGCTGTGGCGTGACCTGTTCCTCCATTAGGAACAGTCACCGGAGACGACACCGTTAAGGCGGCTACTGCTAAATTGCCTGCATTATCCAAGATGGCAGTAGACTCGCAGCTTACCGTACCGCTGCTGGCCGCATTATTGTAAAGGATACAACCGGCCGAGCCAGGGCTGACAATTCCGGTTTTAGCAACGACAATGGAAGATGGGCCAGCGGCGCGGAAAATTCTCCATGCTGCACCATCGTAGCCGACGAGAAGATCGAGCGCGCCGCTACCGCCCGTAACTGTCGTTCCCGGCGTGGTGCAGGTGCCGTCGCCGCAATTCGCCGCGAGGCCATCAACGATGTGGGAGATTTGGCCGGCGGTCGGGGAGGCAGGGAGGCCGGCATAGGTGTGTGCCGCCAAAGTGGGGTCGGCGATCGTCGGCGCTTGCTGCCCAACGAGAATGCCGATTCCGGTCATTCCATCGCCAAAGCTATCCTGATAGCCTTGCTGAAATTGGCAGTTGCCGGTGCTTCCCGGCATTTGACTACTGCAACTTGCATTGCTTGCGAGAAGTAGCCGGCCTGGGCCTACGCCAAAAAAAGTAGGCCCAGATGATCCGGCATCGCCACTACCAGAATGTGCCCATGCGCTAAGGTCAATATTTGAACTGATGCTTTGGGCAAACTGCGTCCAAGTAACAGCAGATGGAATGTGTGTCGTACCCGCGGCGACAAAATACCCGCCCGCAGAAATGTTCCAATGGTAATTAAAATTAGCGAGGATTGTCTCGCCGCCGCTCGTCATGTTTGACGAGGCTCCGCCGTTCACGCTTACGTGCGAACCACTGCCTCCCCAAGAGCCCCAATAGATATTACTGTAGTCGCAGATCGCTAGCTGTCTGCAAAAAATGCCCGTGCCGCCGCTTGCCGCAGTTATTTCTAAATTATTGACCCCGGCCTCCCCTCCATCTTGGATGACAATACCATTGCCGCTATGACTGCTGTCCGCAGCAGCAATGGAAAGAATGACGCTTGTCGGCGACCCAATATCGCCGTTGATAGAGACGAGCTGCGAAGAACTTCCGCCTGAATTTCCTTGAATCGTGCAAAGATTGCCGTTTCCGTCTGGCGCCGAATAGGTGCCGTGAGCAAGATTGATTGGTCCGACCGTTCCAAGGAACGTCGCAACCTGAGAAACAAACTGACACGCCGTCGCCAGCGTGCAGGCATTCCCCGAACTGAGACAGGTGCCGGTGCCGGTCGCCGTGGGCGCAGCAAAGAGAGGTAGCCCACCGACCGGGGCATTAAGCACCCCGCACTGCCACGTCCCGGAAATTCTCAGAAGGTCGTAATTGTTGGTCGCGCACGCTCCATCAAGCGCCGCACTCTGCGTGCGGTTACCGAGCACGCCCGCATTGTTATAAAGCTCAAATCCACTCGTGCCGCTCGCAATGGGTGTCGTTCCGATAATGAGTGAACCGAGTCCGCCATTGATCGGCGCACAACTCCCATTCACACAAACGTCAAAAGGCAGCGGAATCGCCGTACCACCAGACCCATAAATCAGTTGACCGCCTTGGATTCCTCCCGCGGTCGTGTTCGGCGAAAAGCAAAGAAAATGATACCCAGTCGGATTCGTAATCGGCGCATCGTAATCGCACCAATTCGTACCGAATGGTCCGGTCCCTTGTCCGGCATACGGAGGCGTGCCGGTTCCGCGAGCAACAAGAAGCTGCTCCGACAAACCATAACCCGTCGCGCCGCCACCGGCAGGCCCGGAATCCTGCACCACGGCCTGCCCCGAGCCTTGGCCCGTATACATCGGCGCGTGGCCTGGCGCCCAAGGTCCGCCTTGCAGAATCGTACCTTGCGCGAACACCGCTGTTGCGGAGAACAGGAAAGAACAGAGGATCAGGATTGCGTCACGAGAGCGGAGCGATAACGGTTCGGTCACCCGCGCCAGAGTGACCGTGATGAGTCGCATCATGCGATCAGCCCTCATGACCCAGAATCTTTTCTTGCCTTAGCAGTGCGTGACGATGCCGTTGATGACCGCAAAACTCGAACTCGGAGTGCCCGAGCACGACACCGGATTGATAGCCTGTCCATTGACATTGAAATTCAATGGCAGACTTGAAGCGATTCCACCAGCACCGTATGCGATCAATCCCCCACCGCTTGCGTTCGGCGAGAAGCACAGGAAGTGATAGCCGGCGGCGGCGTTTGTGGGACCGTCGTTCATGCAGGCGATTGAGCCGAATGGGCCTGTGCCTTGTCCGACGTAAGGAGGCAACCCCGTGCCGGTCGCTTGGAGTAGAAGTTCGCTCAATCCCGTTCCCGTCGCCCCGCCGCGCGCCGGGCCGCTGTCGGTAACGACGGCTTGGGAACTGCCGCTAGGGACATAGGCCGGCACATGTCCCGGCGTCCATGGTCCGCCTTGAAGCAAGGACGATTGCCCGAATGCCGGGATCGAAAGACTCAGCGCAAGAATGACCGTGATGAGCCGCAGTGCAGTTTGCCCTCTCATGAGACCAATCCTTAGACCTTTCTAGCGATTCTTGCCGGATATCTTATAGAAATAACCCCATATCGGAAAGGCCACCGAGGGCAGAAGCAAGAGCGCCCACCACCAATTCATCGGCACTTTTCCTTCCTACCCTCACCCCACCGCAGCGAGATACATCGGGGCGTTGTCGTTGGATGATGGAGCGAGATCGCGGGCAAGAAGATAATTGAATACCGATCCGGTCTCGCAAAGCTGCGGCGACGCGGTTAAGGTGGCGCTGCCGCTGATCGGCGTAATGGCGCCAGTGATATCGCGGCATTGCGTGTAGATGGCATTGAGCGTGTAAGCTGTCGGGCCGCCGCCTTCATCCCAGACTGCGAGCGCCGCATAGCCTGGCCGCGAGATCGGCACGGTGTAGATCGTTCCGGTCAACGTGTACTGACCGACGAAGGCGCCTTGCATCCATTTGGTCATCTGGACATAGGCAGTCCCGGCTTGGGTCAGCGTGCTAACGCAAGGCGGGATGGTCCCCGATCCACACGTCCACAAAGTACCAAAGCCGGATGACGACGGAGGCGCCGGATCGTTGGTCACGTTGTCGTCGTAGGCGTACCAATAGACCCGTGAAATTCCCATTCCGTATTTGACGAGCAACGTCTTGGCAGCAAATATCGCCTGCTGCGTCGCATCAGAGAATGCCGAATTGATGCCCCAACTGCTTTCTGTGTCCCAAAACGGCAGGTTGGAAACACCGTAAATCGAGAATTGCGTTTTGTAATCCTTGATCGCCTGGATGATATTGCCAACGTTGACGCTGCCCGATGTCGGATAAAGATGAACCGCCATCACGTCTTGCATGTTAGCGGCGTTCCCGCCAGCGGCAAGATACTGCGCCATGATGGTCGGGCCGTAACCGAAGCTGGCATTGACGGACGACGGCGATGCTACCGTAGAGGAAGGAGCAATCGCCTTGACGGCTGGATAGAGCGCCTTTACCCAAAGAACGATCTGAGACATCGACAACGCCGGCAACACCGCTGAGCTATTGTTGTTGAAGAAGCTGAACTCGTTCATCGCCTCCCAGGCCGTAACCTCTGGGTTCGCGCCCGTTCCGTATCTGGTGACAATGCTGTTAATGAACGCCGTCAGGAAATCGAACCGAGTCACGGATGCGACCGGAACGGAAAAGCCAGTGACGCCGCCGATGTTGCCCGAGCTTGCCGACAGCGTATCACCGACCTTGTAGAGATTCGTGCCGCCATTTTGAAGCGTGACGGCAGTGACCGCGCCGCCCGAGACAGTGACGTTCGCTATCGCACCCGAGCCAGTGCCGCCGGTCATTGCGACGTTCTGATAGGTTGCGTCTACGCCGCCCGATCCCGCAGTGATCGAGCCGAGCGTGTTGGTGTTGCCCTGATCGCCACTGGTCGAACTCGATGGCACCCATGTTTGACCGGAAACGCCGCCTGCCCAAGTGGGGGTTTCCCGAAAGTCGTAATCCGTTGGCAGGCCGAGCGCCTGCGTGCCGCTCAGATAGGCATCCAAGGATGCGGTCGGTGCCGAACCATTGGCTGTCGTATAGGCAAAAGTGCCATTGGCCGTTTCAATATATCGCCACGTTGTTCGCCCGACGCGGCGCGCTACAGCGGCCGGAACCGCGAGCGATGTGGTTAATGTTGGCTGCGTAATCGGCGCTGAGAAATGCAAACCAAAATAACTGGACGGAACCGTGTTTGATGCCAGCGTCTGGCTTTGCAACTGCGCTGAGGTTAGACGCACCTTCCAAATCGTGATGCGCTCGATGCACATATTTGCAGGCAAGCTGGTCCCGAGGCGCGTTCCTAAGTAGGTCGTTACGACAGCATTCGGCGCAACGCCGTCCGAAGTAACAATGCCGCCATTCGCATTCAATGACCTGCCAGTGGAGTCCCATGCAAATGCAGTCCGATTGCGTGAGGTCCACGAAAGAATTGCATTGGTGAGTGTGCTGGACGCGGCATTCCAAAAAGACGCCAACGTATCGGCAATATTTGGTTGTCTTTCTAAGACTGCGCGGTTACCAGAATTGCCTAGCACAATATTTGTTTGCGCTCCGCTAGGCGACTCGGCCGCATTTGTCTGCACAATCACAGTGCCCGCAGTGATCGTCGCAAACGGTGCGGCAGGTCCGGCCGCAAGCGGAACATTGTCTATTGCGCGGGTAACCGCGGCCACCGTCGTGATTATCAACGATGTCCCGAATGCGCCGTTTTCTAGTTGAAAGGCGTTCAAGGAACCTGACACCGTGACGACGACGGTGCCCGCGATGGTCAGCACAAAAGTATTAGGCTGCCCTTGAACAGCCGCACCGAACCCGGTGCCAGTCGCCGTTCCTGCGGACGATGTTGCCGAACCAGCACCATTGACCCATAGCGTATAAGTGCCCGTGCCGAGCGACGCTGTTGTTTGCGTCGCGGGCGCGGTGCTGTTCAACAGCGAGTTCGTGCGCGCTTCTTCAATCAGAACACAATTATTTACCGTATAACGAACCTGATTCGCCGAGTACGTGGTGAAGGCCGCGCCAGATGCAGATGCAGGGAGAAGATCGGTTGCTCCCGCACCCGCTCTAGTTTCCGATACGCAATTTGTTAGAGAACTACATCCGGTATAGGCGCTGGTTAGAAAATTAATATCAAAATCAGGCGACGGTAATCCACTCCCCAACGGCAAGCTAGGACCAAGCGGCACCAGGGAACCTGGACCGATCGGCGGATAAATCCATTGTGCTAACGCAGTAGCACTAAAAAATAAAACAACAAATAACGTTGCTATGTATCGAATCATGTCAAATCGTCGCCAACAACATAAACGTCACAGGTTGCTGCCGATCCCGCTCCTGTGCTCAAAGCCAGATAGACGTTCGCTAGGGTCATTCTCGGATTAGAAGCTATCGTTGGGTTTAAAACAATTGTCAGCGCGCTCAATGACGAATAAGCCTGCGACGCCGCTACAATAGGCGTCCCACCTTTAGAGGTTGTTGGATAAAAACCACCTACGGCAAGTGTGAGAGTTCCCGAACAATTGGTTACCGTAATTTTTGTTATCTGAAACGCAGTGATCCGCGAATTGATCGGAATAGCTTGGTCCGTCGTGATGTTGAAATTCGCACTGCGGAGCGAACCAAGAACGCCGCTCAATCCAGTTGGTAAGCGTGCTTGATTTAATGTGCCTCCAGCGATATTGCCGGCCTGAGTAGTGTCGGTCGTCGCCGAAGCGGCAAATGCTGATCCATTCGTTTTTGTGCAAACGGTCGCAACCGCACCGGCAGAAGTCGTACAGTCACCCGTGAGTGCTGGCATACGCCCTGCGGCTACCGTTCCGGTTCCTAAGTCGGATGCGCTGCCAGAGGTCGCAATGGCCGCAGGAGACGAACCATTTATCTTCGCAACGGTCGGAGATGGATATGTTCCCGAAAGATCGCCGCTAGCCGAGCCTGCGGGCGCAGAGGTTCCGCCGCCGTTAGGCCCCGTCTGCGCTATGGCGGCGTGAGTCCATAACGCAATAAGGAGAGCGAAGAATATCCTCATGGAAACGTCTCAACATCGAGAATTGCGCCCGATGATTGCTGGATGAATTGAACTGTTGAAAGTGGCCCGGCGTATTGAAAACAAGAACCCGCTGCCGCCGGCATTCCAATGCTCGCCGTAGGCGTCACTACACCCGACGAGGTATAGCGCACAGCTTGCGTTTCAACGCAGATTTGAGCGATGGTGGCGTTAGAGAGAATCGTCCCCGTGGCGCAATTAGCCGTCAGCAATTTAGTTGCCGCAGAGAGGGACGTGATTTGGCAATACTGCGGCGGAACTGCGGGTGGCACACCATATTGACCCGACCTAACAGAAGTGGGGTTGCTCGGCGTCCCGCCTCCACCGCCGGGAATCTGCGCGTCTGCCGACAAATAACTGACGCTCGCCAGCACAAGGCCAGCGAGCGTCAGTGTTGCAATTCGGCGAAGGTGAAACCGCATATCCCCGCTCAGACCATATCCGGTTCGGGCCGCGATCGCTCGACGGGAGTGGAGTCGGCCGGCGGCGGGTAATAGTCAGCGGGAGGCGACGGGGGATTCTCCACGGCCAGCTCGGGAGGCGCGGCCGTCAACGGCAACCGAGGCTCGGGCACATAGTCAACCGCAGGAAGCGCCGCCGCGCGCCGATTGCGCTCGGTCTGATCATTAAGAGGACGCCCATGCTCCCGATTGAATTCCTGCAAGTCCGCGTCGCTCATGACCTGATAGCCCGGCTGAACCTGCCGTACAGGAGCGAGTCGCTGCCGCTTGTAGTCCTCAAGCATCAACGTCGAAAGCTCGAAGCCCGGCTGTAGCAAGGCTTTCAATTCCGTAAACTGATTATCCGAAAGCACCGCTTGCGGCGCTGCCTTGTCGGAATCGTGCAGGTCGGTCAGAAAGGCCTTGAGTTCCTGCAAGTGAGCGTCCGTGATCACCACGGCATTGTTCACATCGACAGGCTCGTGGTCATTGATATGTCGCGGCATTGTAGTCTCCCTTTGGTTCCCACTCTCAATTGTTTTCAGCGTCCTCGGACTCGATAGCCAAGTCCTCGATCTGTAATTCGATGCGGCATGTTCCATCCACGCCAATGTTCGATCCTGGCAGAATGCGCGCCATGAAATGCCCATGAACCATACCGTCTGTAACTGCGACGGATGGATCAAGATCGAGCTTGGCCATTTCCTTTTCAGTCAGGCAGATTCGTAGCCCGCAGGGATAGTCCGGCATCGGCATGGGCATCGGAAGGATCGCATCCATCTTATCTTCATCATCCAATTCCATGTTTCTCATGACGATCATGACACCCTCACGCAGCAGCAGCGGCAGGAGGCCCACCGGGCGCCGCGCCTGGCGCGGGGGCCGCAGCAGCCTCGGGAGCTGGCGTCCCCGCGGCGGGCGCCCCAGGCCCACCACCGGCCTGCATTTCCTCCATCTGCCGCGCGGCCATATCGTCGTGTTCCTTGGAATGCCGCGAATGCATCTGATCGTACTCGGAACGATGGTTGCCGTGCATGTCGCGTCGTTCGGTACGATGGCGCTTGTGCATTTCCTCGCGTTCGGCGGAATGCTTTTCGTGCATCGACGGGCCAGCTTGTGGCTCTTTTTCCTTGTCCTCACCTTCGGGCTTTTTGGCCTCGCCTTTAGGCGGCTCCTTGTCTTTTTTCGCCTCGGACTTTCCCGACTCGCCGCCCATCTTCTTCGAGGACTCGTGGCCGTACATCTTCGACTTCGGCTTTTCGTCTTTTTCTTTTTCGGCCATGATCACATTCCCTTTGCACTGGATGGATGCGAATACATTTTGGACTTACGCTTCATGCCCATCAAGTTCTGAGCCAGCCGCGCCTCTTTACCCAAAGCGCCGGGCGCGTCTTTCTTCTCGGCCGCATACTCTCGCGTCGTCTCGCCCGCGGCTTCTGCCTTGGCTTTGAACTTGCCCCGATTCCCTTTCGGGATGGCTTTCTTGATCCAATTTTTCTTGCCTTCGGCCATCGAGGTTGTCCTTGAGAGCATATCAACGATTGTCGGCGAGGCCATTACATTTTCGCACTTGAAGCGTGACTATAGAGCGGCTTTTTCTTCTTGCCTTGCGCCTTATCGGCAACGGCAAAATCCTTTCCTACGGATTGCGGGACCCCGACTCGCTTTGCGGCTTTCGGGTCATGGGCGACCATTTCCATGAAGTTGTGTTGTTTCTGACTGACCGAGGGCATCACGGTTCCTCAAACGCATTGGCAGTGTGCGCAGCAAGCATCATTTTCTGCAACGTCTGAGCATCGGATCGCGCTGCGTCGCTCAAGCCTAACTGCGATTCGTAATTCATGCGCAGCCGGATAGCATCGGGCGAATAAGGATCGTGCCGCAGAAAGAAACTGATTCCCTCGATAGCGACTGCTGGATGAGTCGGATTGAGCATCGGCCATTCGACCAGCGCTGCTCTGAAAAACGGATTGATCGGGTACAGTTTGATAGCGTTTGCGATTCCGAGCATAGGCAGCGACGACGAGCGCGCCAAATAGACGGTATGCTGTGCCATCAGCGAGGCCACCGCACTCCATATCGCGACGACGGTAAGCGCCGCCCGCAGCAACAAGCCCAAGAATTCCCGTGGTCGGATTGTGCAGCGGAAAGGCAAAGCAGGACATGACACAGAGCGCGAGGAACGCGTACTTTTCCCAGCATGTCGGGCCGCTGAGAACTCCTGCGGACAAAAGCCCTGCCAGAACGATTCCCATAATGCCAAGCTCATAGGTCAATTCCAGCCAGTCGTTGTGCGCGTGATCGCTACGGATTCTTTCGATAGGTTGTCTGGTCGCGGCTTCTGGAAACGTATTGTAGAACTGTCCTATCCCCCGGCCTAAGAAAGTTGTTCCGGCAAGCGTGTCTTTCCACAGGTCCGTGCGGTCTTTTGCGGAGTGGAGTTTTCCGGGGGTCAGAGTGAGGACTGCGGCACCGATGCAAGTGGCGATGATGGTTATGATGGTCACGGTTCGGCTGAGTTTCCAGACCATCAGTGCGGTCACCATGCCGCCTGCGAGAATCACGGTACGGTCCATCGGAAGCATTAGCGCCGGCAGGATCGCTGCGGCCATGAGCCAACGTCGTTGCCAGACTATCGGGACGATAACGAGCGACGCCGCTTCCGCCATGAAATCCCGATTGCCGAATAGTCCCGCGGGCGAAGCCGTCAAAACCTCCATAACCGGATGCCATCCGAGAACCTGACAAACCGCGAGCGCGGAATTGACGATCATTCCCCACGCCGCGCCTTCAAAGATATTTTCAGCACCGCCCGCGCGCCCCACAACGAAAGCACCCGCAAGCAGCCCGAGTTGAAGAAACCCGTTGATGGCGTTTAAAGGTTCTGGCGCCCATGCAAACGACACGAGCGCCAGAATAAGTAGGACACCACCGCAGAGAGTCCAACGAATGGACGGAACGATCCAGATCAGCAACGCAATGCACAGCCACGCTACCGCCCAGCGTCCGACATTCACATCGGCGTAGGCGTTTGGAACGAACGCGACTGCCAGGCCGAAACCTAGCAGCCGCGCCGTGATTGTGCAGACGATTTCCACCCCGACACCCTTACAGTTCCGAGTTGCCGCCGATGGAGCCGGTGCCGCTGTTGCTTTGCAGCATCGTTGCATTGCCGATGGTCAGGCCGAGCACAACCGTTCCCGAAAGACCGATGCCATACTGAGTCGTCGCGCCAGAGGTCGCCGCGAGCGCCGTAAGGTTGACCTGCGTGCCCGTCGATCCGGTCGTGGTCATAGAACCAAACACAGCAGTCGGAGTCGGCGCAACGCGCATCGTTGTCGGATTCGGGATGAAGTAGCGCGAGGACGTGGTAGAGACGGCCACACCCAAGCCAAAGTCGGTAGTGCCGGATTCCGAACCCACCCAGAAATAACGCTGCTGCAACGCAGTTTCGATCTGCTGCGAGCGGCGCATGAACGACTTTGCACGAGTATCGCCAGCCCCGAGCGACACGCCAGCCGCACCAGCCGCAGACGACAACGCGCCATTGCGGGTCAACTGGATGCCGCTGAACGCAACGTAATCGTTGGTGCTCGCTGTACCCACAGGGGTAAAGCAAAGAGCAACACCAAGTTCGGTCGCGGTCGAAGGGATATTTGCCGCAACAGTGTAGCGGAGAAAGCCGGTAGTGATGGTAACCGGAATGGCAAAGTTGGTCTCGCCGGTCCAGCCGACCGTGCCCTGACCACCGCCGTTGATGCCAAAGGCAAGTTTGTTGGTGCCTTCATCCGTGCCCGTTCCGGAGACGATGTAGGCCGTCATCTGCGAGTTCGCGGCGCTGAAATTCGAGCCAGCAACCGCAAAGAAATCCAATTCCGCAGTGGCACCATCGAAAGCATATGAATTGACGCTTTCGATTTCCTGCATCATGCAGACAGGAACCACGCCGGTCTGACCGGACGTGCGCGCCATCTTGAACGCATATTTGTACGGAGGGCCAACGTCGGTCGTTGCCGAATCTTGGCTGACCGTCATCGCCGTGGAAGCGCCTGACCAATAAGCCCAACGATTCGGACCACCATAAGTGACGGACGTGGTGACGCTCGAACCCGTCGTGCCGTTGGCAAAGAGATTGGTCGTTGCATCGCCGCCGATCAGCGCATTCTCGGCGCCGTTGCCGGCGAGAGTCGCGGAGTAATTGCCCAGCAAAGAAGCGGGGGCATAGACATTCCCGACAACCGGCTGACCGCCGACAACATCTTGAAACAGATCGCTCGAACCAATAGCCGTCACCTGCGGGACGCTGGGCGACTGCGAGTAAGCGACACCACCGAGCGCCAGGAGGCCCAGGGCAGCGTAGATCAGAGTCTTTCTCATTGTGGTCTCCTTGATGCCCGATTATTCGGTGCGATAGTAGACATTCCCGCCTGCACTGTAGTGCCACGCGGCGTCAGTCGGCGAAGTGGACGAACAACTCGTGTAGCCCGCGCCAACGATGGTTTGTGGAGAAGTGGCCGACACTGCCACGGTTGTGGTGCTGCCGCCCGGACAGGTCACCTTGACGATCTGCCCATCAGCCGGCGCGAGCGGGAGTGTGATGTTCCAGGTCGTGATGGCGCCCGTGGCAATAGCAAGCGAAGCTGTATTCGGAATCGTCGTGTTGACCGTCGTTCCCGCCGCCACGAGGATATAGCCCTCGGAATTGCGAATCTGATTGATCGTCACCGTCTGGATTTGCGGATTGGTGACTACCGTTCCAGTCGAAGGAACCAAAACATTGATCTGCTCAAGGCCGGTCGGCGACGCAATGAACAATCCTGGAACCTGAGCCAGAACCACAGCCGAGATTGCGACGAACGCAACCGCGCTAAGGGCGATTGCCAAAATCTTCTTCATGGTCCCGTTCCTTCTCATCCCTGACTCAGAGGCCCAACCGCGAGCGATTCCGCCGCGCCGCCGGTCTCGCTGATTCTGTAATTGATCGTCCCCGACGTGAACGCGATGCAGTTCAAACGATAGAGCACGTTCTTTTCAGGTTCGCCGAACGTGATATTCACTGGTGTTCCCGCGGTCCACTGCGCAAGCTGACCCGAGCCTCCGACGTTGCAAACGATCCACGTTGCCCCACCATCAAAGGACCGCTCAAGCTGCACAGTCGCCGAATAAACAATCGCCGCGCCAGTGAACGTCGCATTTGCGTCCGCGCCCGAGACCGTGATCGCATTCAAGGTCAGCGCAAATTGCAGCGGCATCCGAAAGTCTAGCACCGGAGCCAGTGTTGGAACGTTCGACAGAAAGATGATTCCTTCCCGCCCAGGAGCACCCGCGCCGCCATTCGGAGCAGCGCCTTGCGGCGCAATGTCGGTCTGAAAGATCGAGGCTACCGTCGTCCCGGCCGGGAGCGTGATATTTTCGTTGTTGGACGGAACAGTAACCGTAGCCCCGAGCAACGCAGCAACATTCGATCCAGGCGGCAGCGTGCAGCGTCCTGTAGAGGTATTGACGCGACACCAATAGGTGAGAGTCGGCAACCCCAGCGTGACAGTTGTTCCGCCAAGGACTGCAATAGTCGAACCGCGCGGAACGTTCACGCTGTTGATGGCATTGCCAGCAATCAGACCCGTAGCACTTCCCACCGTCGCAGAAAGCGACGCCGCGGTAGTGGTGAGCGCCGTAGCAATCGAGGCCCAAATCGCGAGATTCATCGGCCCGCGAAACGCAAACGGCTTTCCAGGACCTATCCCTGAGAATACCCCGGACACAACGGCGTTCGCCTGGTCCCCGAGATTCGGGAGACCAGAGGCAGAAACGCCGTTTGGTGCCGGGATGCCCATGGCTTACTGCGCAACCCTCGCGGCCATCGCCTCGGCAGGATTCTGGTAATTCCGGCGGGCGGGTTGGGCCACCGTGCCGAGGATACGAACCTCGGGGGCGTTCGGATCGTTGTTATCCGCAGCTTCCGGAGAATGATCCTGCGGCTGCCCCACAGCCAGACGCGGCGGGGCATCACCCTTCACCACGAGACCACCCGGCGTCATCCACGGCGGACGATTGTCCGGAGCAACGATTCCACCATGGGACCCCTTGATGGATTTCAGCTTCTCGGTCGAACCAATCGACTCCTTGTAGAGCGCGTAGATATCATGCGCGATATCGTTGAGCGGCTTCAATCCCTCGCACGGAATACCAGTCCAGATGATTTCCTGGGGGACGACGGTTTTGTCGGGCTGGCGGCGCCACGGATCGATGATGCGTTCACCGAAATAGATTTTCGACACCACCTGATATTCCGGCTTCAAGCCTTTCAGGCGGGTATCAGTAACCAGCTTCGCACACTTTTCCGCCGCCGCCGCGCGCCGGGCAAGAACTTCCGGAGCCACGCGCTTCCGGCTCGTTCCCTGATCGGAAATCTCCGCGATCTGCAAGGCCATGGTCGAGAAGAACGCCTTCGTGGCGTCATCGACGTTCATTCCGTTACTGGCCTTAGCAAGAGACGCAACAGCTTCCGCCGCCGCCCTACTCGCGGCTTTCTGCACCGCCTCCTGGAATTCCGGCGTCGCCATCATGGCAGACACGTCCGGCTTCTTGTTCTCATCCGCCATGAACATATCCTCTCTGGGTCGTGGTTTGCGTCCCGGTCCCAATGTCGTGCTCCGACTAGGCGACCGTAAAATTCTTTGCGGCGAAGCGGTTGGCCTGATCGTCACGAACCATCGTTACGAGTGCAGAACCGATGGTGCCCGCCGTAAAGCTCGTTCCGCCCGACAGCGTGAACAGCAAGCGCAGATAGCGCGCTTGGAGATTCGCCGGCATCTGCGGAATCCACGGCG